AGTAATCACCTCAGCCTGGATGCGAGTCGGTTGGTCTAAGCCGAGCAGTTTTGCCCGCCTCTCCATAATGCGTAACAAGTTTTGAATACTAGGGTTGTCGCCTTGTAACACTTTGCCCCAGATAGCGGACTGTGCCAAGTCGAGGCGTTCAGTTTCAACCTGCCGGATTGCGTCAACATCTTCCTTGACTACGCGGGCAAGTGATCGCTGATAAGCCCTATGCGCCCCGCTTGTTGACAGCCCTACGCGGTCGCCGATAATGTCAAACGGCAAACCGCCACGTCTGAGCTTGACGATTTCTTGCTCTTTTTCGATGGTATCGGGTTTGGGTGGCAAGCCTTTAGGTCTGCCCCTTGAGCCGCGCGGGTTTGCATTAGCCATGTTTTGAGTATAAATCAGTTTGCTGTCAGGCGTAGGGTTTGTTTGACATACAACCAAAAATCGTTGCCGTTGACTTGTCCGCGAATAGGGCGACAGTCCATGCAGAGTTTTGGTTCAGCGTTGCGTTCGACTCGTTTCTGATAAGCGTCGAGTTTGATTGTGAAGTCTATTCCGCACCGTTTGCAGATTATGGTGACTTTAGCGTTCACAGCTAATGACTTCACCGCAAGCCTGGCAAGCGTGTGTTTTTGGTTCACGCGGTGGCATAGGTTCAGGGTCTGTTGGTGGGGTTAGGTCAGCGTCAAAACCGAGGTCTTTGGCTTCCCAACCAACCGAGTCAAGTTCAATCAGTTGAGAGGCGAGAACGCTAGTATCCCATTCAGCTAACTCAGCGGTGCGGTTATCTGCTAAAGCGTAAGCCTTGGCGGTTGCATAATCCCAATCAGCCGGTGTAACACTAACCATAATCTCAGACCAACCAAGTTGTTTAGCAGCTGCCCAGGTTCCGTTACCTGCGAGGATAACTCCCGTGGGCATCACCACTATTGGTTTCCGCTGCCCAAACTTCTCAAGACTGCTTGCAATAGCGTCAAGGTTTTTCTTGTCGTGGGTGCGCGCGTTTTCAGGGTCGGCGGTTAGATCACTAATGCGCCAGACTTTGATAAGCATTAGAACGGCTCGTCACCCGAGATTGCGGCCGCAGGGTTGCCCCAGCCACCGATTGAAGTTTCAGGTTTAGCGCTCTTAGCTTCCGCCGCGGTGAAGGTTGTGTTGTTTAGGCTGATGTCTGCGCTCTGCCCTTGTTTGCCAGTAGCTTTTGAGATAACAGGGTTGCCCGCTGAGTCTGTCCAGTCACGAATCTTGACCGCTAATAGGCCTGAGAACTTGCCTGTTGTGCCGAGGTCAAACTCGACCGGCTCTTGAAACCAAGCCGTGTAAGTGCGCTTTTGAATGTCGCCCGATTTGTCTTTGAAAGACTCGGTGACTTCTACACCTTTGCCGTTGAAAAAAATGCGTGTTGCTGTGCCGTTTTCGATTGTTAGTCTTGCCATTTGTCTAGCCCCTTCCAGGCTCGTTTGTATTACTATTCTAGCGTTTCTTGAGAGTTTTTTATAGTCTTTCGGTCATCATCTGTCGTGCCACCCCAAACACCTTGATAGTCATTTTCGAGTGCGTATTCGAGGCATTGGGTTTTTAGTGGGCAGGGTTCGCAGATAGCTTTGGCGGCTTCGACTAGCGAGTTGCTAAAAAAGGTTTCAGGTTCAATCCACGGATCGGCGCACTTTGCACCCTCCCAAGTTGGCGCGTTACTCATGGGTTATCTTGAAACAGATTGAGTCGCGGTCGCCGTAAACTTTCAGCGCTGAGATTGCGTGGATTTGGTTGTCATCCTCGATAAGGTCTGACTGCACAATAGCGTCGAGGGCGAACCTGGTGAGTTTGTCTATGTCCGGTTTGACTGTGTGAAAAGCTCGCTTCACAGATTTCGGCCGTTCAAAAGTAAACACCAAGTCCACGGTCAGGGGAATGTCTTTGCGTGGCGGTATCCAACTCGAAGTTACAGCGTTGTCACGAATCCAAGCACTCACAGTTTTGCGGTAAGGGATTAGCCCTTTGTGTGCTTCGGTGAGAACTGCCCGCCCTTTGACAACGAACGCCGTTTTAGATCCCTGAGGGAGCGCTTTGAACGGCAAGGTCATTTCAATCTTTGGCATTGAGTCGCCTAGCCAAGTCTGCGCGTTGCTCTGGTGTGAGTGATTGCACAAGTTTCAGCGCGGCTTTGTTTAGCTTTGCTTTGGCTCGACGGTCTAGGTCGCGTTTTTTACTCACGCAAGCAGTCTAGTGAAGTTTTAGGATTTTGAGAATGTTTGCAGGGTAGAACAGCGCGTCTGCCGGTAATGCTTTGAGTTGTTGAGCGATTGCTTCACGTTCAAAAATGCGCCCTTGTGCGCGGTATTCGGCGCGTGTGAGCAGGTCGGCGGTGTGTGCGTTCGGTGACATTTTAATTTGAGTGTCATCGGTTACACAACAGCCTTCGGCGCAGCTCACTTGTTCTCTCCTTTGATAAGAGCGATAAGTTCACATGTAGGGCAGTTCCGAACACACTTGCGTTCCTCACAACCCCAGATTGAGTGATGCCAAAAGTCTGTATCTAGCAGTTTGATAATGCGTTCTTGCTCTGTCCGCACCCCACGGTCGAAGCCCAAGTTCCAACTGCGATTCTGCTCCGAAGCCAGGTCACGCGCCGTTAGGGTAAAAGTTGGTGTGTTTTCAGAGGCAGATTTGATGGCCTCGATGACTGTTTTTGATGACACAGCGCGAGGGTGTGTTTGGAATAGTTTGCGAACCGCTTCCTCCCAGCTCATTCGAGGTTCTCCAAGATAGCCGAAATCGTTGGTTTGTCTTTGTAGGCAATCCACTTCATGCTGCAACTACTGCAAATAATTTGCAACTGGTTCATTGATTCAGCATCCCAGTCGATACCAAAGTTTCGAGCGCAACGAGGGCAAGCGTGGTTTAGCAGTATCATTTTTCAAACCGGCTTCCGTCTAGTTTTTGTTTAATTAGAGCTTCAACATCAAAGCCTTTAGATGCATCCACCATTTGACGCATTCTGACTGTAACTATTTCATCCACATTTTCAACAATTGCCATTAGAACTTTTTGACGTTCATCTGCTCTGATTTTTGCATCGCGGTTTTCAAGCCATAAATGCCATTCGGCGTGGTCAAGTTCTGCATCGCGATTTGATTGAATGTATTGGCCGTCGGCGTTGTAATAAGCTCTTTCAGTTCCGTTCATAAAAGCCGCTTCAACCATTTCGTCTGTCGGTAGAACCAACTTTGAATCAGTCGAACCCAAACGAGCTTCTATTTCTTCTTGTGTTTTCCAGTCGCCTAGTTCGCATTTTTCCCAATTCAAATCATTAGCAACGCTAAAAGCTTTTGCCTCACTCATTCGGCCACACCTCATCCAACACCATTAGCGCAATAATCGAATAGTTAGCTAGGTCGATAAACGAATCACGCAAACTCTCGTTCTCAGGTGTAGCGTCTGAGGCAAGCAAGTGAATGATCCGCGCAAGTTTGTCTGACATTCTGACTTGTAAGCCGTTCATCGGCCCACCTGGCGCATTGCTAATGTTCTTCGCCCCATAGTCGGCTTGTTTCTTCACAAGTAGAGCCGCCGCGTCGTCGTAATAATCCTGAGCGGTTTCAGCGAAAATGTCTAACGCGCTAGGCACATACTCAACAACTTCGCGCCGGTGCGACATTCGGTCATCTGGTATTGCTTTGATAGCCCTTGGAAATAGGCGGTCGATTTTGTCTGTCATTTCTAACCCTTCACATTGAGGCGAACACTTGGTGCGCCTGTTTTCATTGGAACAAAACCGAGCAGTTTTTCAATCTCGGTTGTGTCTGGTGTTTCGCGGCCTTTCAATGATGACCACGAAATCTTTACGCCGTCAAAGGTAATACCTTCGACACCTTCAAGCTGTGCTTTAGCAGCGTCTTTGAGCTTTTCTAGCTCTTTGATTTCTTCGTTGATGCGAATGTAATCGGCGGCGGCCTGTGTTGCGAGCGCGTCGGCGATTGGTTCACCTTCGTAGCCTTTTGGGATACCACCGCAGAGATCACCGAAGAATGGGCAATACGACTGGCAGAACACGCCGCTCATTTCTGGTGCGGGCGCTTCGGTGCGGCTCTCAAGGTCTTTCAACCAGGCTAGGGCTTCTAAAGCGACTGACTCGTCATAAGGCATAGACCAAGCGATAAGGTCGTTTTCGTTGCCGTCGCGTGGAATCCCTAGCAGGTTCACCGTCTCGACCTCAAAGCCGTCAAGGGTGAGCAGGTAGGCATAAACCATAACCTGCCACTTTTTCTGTTGGCTTTGAAAGTAGGGAACATTTTTAAGCGTGATGGTTTTCCAATCCCAAACAGCTTTAGTCTCAGGGTCGTAGAAGTCAATCGTTGCCGGTGGATAGCCCTCGATTTCCACGCGGTGTTCATACAACGCCGTCACATGATTGCTGAGACTGTTCTCGATAGCTTCGTGAATCGCAGTCCCCATAATTGAAGCCAAGCGCAGCGTAGGGTTTTTGCCCTCATGACTTTGAATCTGATGCCACACCTTACGGCGACACCCGCCCAACTGACTTACGCCAATAGCGGTTTGTTTAGATCGTGAGCGGTCATCATCGGTTTTGATTAGTGCATTGACGAATGTTTGAATGTCCATAGTTAGCCCTCCAGCTGTTGTGTTTCTAGTTTAGTCATTTTTCCGAGTCTGCACTTCGGATTATTGCAGAAACTTGCTTTTGAAACTCAGGTGAGTCATCGCCACCTGAGGCCTCGGCAAGCTTCCCAATCTTATTGATGCACTCTAGGCAATCCATAATCGACAAGTCGTGAGCATTACAAACAGGTTGAGTTATCTTTCCAGCATCGGCTGGTGCTTCCAACGCCTTAGCTCGTCGCCTATCTGCTTCTCGACGCTCCTCGATTTTTTTGATGTTACGAATGATGTGATTTGGCTTTATCAAAAAGTTGATGTCGGGGTCGCGCAACGCCATCGTTGTTGCCTCTAAAGCTGTGTTGAAGTCGTAAGGTTCCATCACAAAATAGAAGGCGGTATAAGACTGCACGTCGAGAGTCCGGTTGTCAATGGCGGCAAGTAGGTCAAGGATTGCGGCCGCTTCGGTGTTGAGCATCAGAAAGGATCTCCGTCTGTTATTTGTAGCGGGTTAGTTGGCGAGGTTGCTTGTAGGTATTCGGCGCGCGACTTATTCTTTTGTTGTTGACGCGCGTTTAGCTGTTGGCGCGGTTGCGGGTATTCGTTTTCCCAGCGTTTCTGATTAAGCCAGGTTGAAGCGTTAGCAGAGTTGATCCCTGTGTTAGCTAAGTATGCGTGGTATTTCGGAATTGCTTCAAGCAGCAACTCAAGACTTACTGACGCAATGGCGGTTTTGAACGCTTTGAGCGCATCGGGTTTCTGTATTTTGTAAGCGTAGGCATTCCAAAAGACTTCGAAATCTGTTTCGATTTTTTGAGAATCGCTTATTTCTTTAACAGTGGTTTTCTTATTAACTTTGTTTTCTTTAGGAAGTGTTCTTCTTATGTCCGTGCTTTGCGCCACTTGGCCTTGGCGCACGGTGGCGTGGCGCACGGTGGCGTCGCGCACAACATCATCAGGGCTGAGGATAGTCCAAGACTTAGCTTGGAACTGACCTTCGGCTTTGGGTCGATCTACTGCAATCCAGCCAAGGTTGGTTAGTAAAATTGCGGCGCTGTTGATAGCTTTGCGACCAAGGGTTGTTTGCCGTTCTATCTGGTCGTAGGTCAGGGCGTAGCCGTCTTGGTGACTCATCAGATAGGCGAGTAGCCGGAATGCGTTGGGCGTAATCCTGGGGTCGCGTATAGCGTCGTTTGGGATTTGTGCGAATGGTTGGTTGTCTTTGCGGTATAGGTTGACGATGCTCATAAGAAAGCCAACATAGCAAAGTTTTGTGTGTTTGTCATTAGTGCCTAATCTTCGGCACTCATAGTCGGTAAACTAATCAAGCCGATAGGTTGATTATCGGTCAGAGGGTCGGCGCGTTTTCCAGTTCGCGTCGGCCTTCGCTTCTATTCTAGCAGGTCGGTTTTTAGGTAAACCAGCTTGCCCAAGTGTTCGACTTGGCGCAACACTTTGACCTCGGCTTTGCCGTAAGCGATCAACACACTAGGCGATTGAGAGGCTTGAGCTTCCCTGCCGTCTGGCGTGTAAAACTTGATTCGACCTCGGAAGAAAAGCAGCGCGTCGGCCTTGTCCCAAACCTCGTTGAAGAATGCTTTTGTTTCGGTGCGAGCAAAAATAAGCGCCAATCCTGCCCCCCCCCCGCAGCGTGTTCAGCAAGTCGATTTAACCAAACTTCCATCCCACGGCCGTAAGGCGGGTTTAGCCAAACCCTGCCCTGCCATTTGTGCGCCAAACCGTTATCCTCGATTGTGTAGTGAGTCTTGGCAGTATCCCAAGGGCGGTTAAGTGGCGCGCACGGATCAAGGTCAAACTTGCCTAACTGATTGAGCAACCAAGGCGGCGTGAGCCAAACGTCAGTTCCGGCGACGTTTAGCTCACCGCCAAGATTAGGCACGGTCGTTCTCTGTGCAGTAGTGATCTCCGCCACAACAAACGCAAAAGTGTTTGTCACAAGCGCATTCGTTGGCCGACAAAGTGCCAGCCTTGATAGCGTCAGCGCATTGTTCGCATTCACACGCCCCAGCGGTTGCGGTCAGGTATTGGGCGACTCGCCCTTCTGTTAGCCAGCTCATTTGATTTCGTATCCGTTCATTTTGTCCACAGCTTTTTTGCCGTGTTGTTCCCAGCATTTGCCACAAAGTGAAAACTGTGGTTTAGCTGGCAGGTCAGCGAAAGCAACTTTTTTGCAGTTGCAGACAGGGCAAGCGCATTCGTATTCGATAATCATTTGACATCTCGAATGAGGTCGAGAGTTGCTGCGCGCAAATCGCCAGCGAAATAGCCGTCAGCGTAAGCAAGCAGAACCTGGTCGCGTTCCTTATCCAACACGCGCCACGCAAGCCCACCGGCTTTAGCAGCCTTCATCTTTTGTGTCAGCGCCGACCATTTGCCACGAATCAGGTAGCGGTTGACTGTGTGCCATTCAGCTTCTTCGACTTTGCGAACCGCTGCTTCAACTTGTTCGTCGTTCATTTGTTTTTGTCCTTTTTGTTGTCTTGGTCAATTTCGATTTGCAACAGCTCGCCATAAAGCGCTGGTGATAAGTCTTTGATAACGCCCTTGAGAGCTTCTTTTGCGTAGTCGTTGTGACCAGCCCAAACCACATACGCCAAGCGCAACACGCGGTCAATCTTTGCTTCGGTTAGTTTCACACCAAGGTCGAAGATTTCTTGCTCGGTCATAGATCCGTAAGTGGCGCTCACTTGTCTAGTCCTTTAGCAAAGGTGAAAAGTAGTTTGAGCAAGCCGTAAACGCCCGCTGGAAGCCCGATAACTAGGATTAGCGCACCAACCCAAGTCGGCGTGTTTAGCGCCAGCCAATCGGCGGCTGGTGAGAACGCAAAGATAAACCCTGCCAGTAGAAGAAAGCCTGCGAGTTTCATTTGTTGCCTTTCAGGTTGTCAACCAACGACTGTTGGATGCGAACGGTTTGCGAGCTGAACACGATTGACTCGAGCTTGCCCTGTTTGATGTAGTTGCGGATAGTGTTCGGGTGAACTTTTAGTTGTTCCGCAGCTTGCCTGATTGTGATTAGTTCCATGATTTCCTTTCGGGGTAAGTGACCGCCCGATTAGGCGGCCACCTCTACTTCTACGACAACGATTTTGTGAGTTGCAACTCGAGCTTGTTCTTCTTTAATAAACTCCATCGTTGCTAGGTATTTTGCGCGGTCGCGGTTGCGGTAAAACTTGGCTTCTTGCTTGCTTGTTCTAACGCCCCAGTTGTTATCAGCTTTGGCGGCTTTTAGTGCTAGGTCTGCACTACTTGAGAAGCCCACAAAACGGAAGCCACCGGCTGGGAATACAACGAATGATGCGTGAGTGTAGTTGCGATCGCTAATGCGTTTGATTCTTAATCCGTTTGGTGCGGTTGCGGTGTAAGTAGTCATTTCTAGTCCCTCCAGACTGTGAGCTATTTGCTCTATGACTAACCTATCACAAAAGATACCAAAAGATAACAAAAAGCAGAAAAAAGATTAGAAGTTATCTAACCGTTACAAACCCAAACTTGTTATCCAGCAACACCCATTCACGCTTGACCTGACTCCAAACAGGTTCGGTTAGCGGATCTTGAAAACTTGACAACTTCCAACCTCGTTCTCTAGCCAGCGTTGCTGCGCTCGCCGACGCTTCGATTTCCTGATTGAACGCGCTACACAACACGATAAGGTTTGACGGCAGGTTACGAATCGAAGTCTTACCAGCCCCGCCCATTTGACGGTTTATTCGGTGTTGCGGGATAAGGGTTTCATCATCCAACCCGCAATGAACGCAAGCCAAATCTCGAGCTAAAAGTTTTTTGAACTCTTTCGGAGTCATACGCTTGACCGCGCCCCACCAAAACCGCCACCTTTGAAAGTTGCGCCAGGCGACTCAAACTTGCGAACAGTCGTCACGCCACACTTGACGCACTCAGGTTTGACCTCGGCCGCAAACATAGATCGTTGCGCAACATAGGTCAAGTCACACTTTGGGCAGTAGTAGTTGTAAGTCATAAAACCATTATCGTGGAACTGGAGGGAATCGAACCCTCGTGCGCCACATTCCGCAAGCGGTTCTAAGCAGCGACGATACCAAAACAGCCC